TAAAGATACACAAGATCATATTTTTGAAAGAGATGTTAAACCTTCTGAGTTTGATGTAAATTTTGATGATGATGTTGATGAAGCCTATGGTATGGCTCCTAAAATGGCGGAACGATTTGAGTTAAAACGAAAGTATCCAGGTATTGATGATGATTTATTGACTGCAATTATTGATGATCCAGATCCTAATAATAAAGCACAAGTGCTTGGAACATTAGAACAACTAATGGAACTACAAAGACAAGGTAAATCTCCAGAAGAAGCAGTAGACATAATCAAACAAACAATGTTTAAAGGTAGAAAAGATAATTCCAAAGGCGGCTTGCAATATTTAATGGGAATGTAACATGGAGATCGGAAAATTTAAATTAGCAAAAGCTGATCTCGTAAGACCACCTAATAGACCAGCTCAAGAACAGATCATCCCAAAACAAAAACCATATACTGAAAAAGTATTTAAACTAGAGGTAGATGACTTTATAAAAGGTTTTATTGGTGGCTTTCCAAAAGATGAAATGCTTTTAAAAATACAAAGTGTTTTAGATAAAGCTGTCGATGCCGGAGCCATAGAACCTCAAGAGGGTATAAAATATTTAAGAGAAAGGAAACAACAGCTTGTAGATTTTGCAAGAGAGAACTACGGGCAAGAGTTACCAGGTATTGAAGAAGATAGAAAAGAATTTTCACTTGGAACAGAAGAACCTATTACCGCAAATAATGATTTCAGTAATATACAAGTAGCAGATTTAAAAGATGATCTTACTCCCGGTCCATTGAAAGATGAACTTGATGAAAAATATGATCCATCACAAGAAACGTATGAAGAATATTTACAAAGAAAAAATTTAGATAGACCCTTTAATGCATCATTAGAAGAATCTACAACAGGACCAGGTGGTTATCCCATGACTGCAAGTATATTAAACCTCCCTAAAACGGCAAAACAAGCTTTAGATTTATTTGAAGCAGGTAAAGTTGGAATAAGAGATGCTACAAAAATAACTAAAGATTTTTTTAACAGAACAGAGCCTTATGGAGGCGCAGAACGAATCGGAACTGCTACAAAAAAAGATCGAGAAAAAGATAAAGATTTTTTAAAAGTTTTTAACAAATTAAAAAATAAATTTTTTCAAAATAATGTTACTCGAACAAATAAAGCGTTAGGTTTAGGCGAAAGGTTTGCTAAAGATTTAGAACAAAGAATTTTTAAATCAGAAAAAGGAACTAGAAAAATTTCAAATGAAGATAGATTTTTGTTTTATGAACCTTCAGTACCAGAACCCACTAAAGGAATGTCTTACACTGAAACAACTTCTTTAATGAAAAGGGATCCCAATAAATTTTTAGATTTAAAAGTTGATAAAGACAACCCAAATAGATTTTTAGATAAACAATCTTTATCTAATTATTTAGGAATTAAATTTGAAAAAGATAAAACAGGAAAACTAACTCAACTTGGTAAAACTCAATTTGATTCTTTGTCACTACAATTAAGAAATCTTGGTGTTAAGAAAACAAACCAAGGTTTGTTTGATGTTAATGATGCTATTAATAAATTAGTAAAGAAAAGCGAGAGTAAATTAATTAAAGGTGAAAGAAAATCCGATATGGGTGCTGGTAGATATAATCTTGAAAAAAAATTTGATCCAGAATTGTTTCAAGTTAGAAATCTAGCCAGAGATAGAGTTTTAAAAAGATCAAAAGGTTTAGATGTGTATTTACCTAATGCGGTTGATAATGTAGGCCATCCTTATTCTTTAAGTAAATCAGAAGAAAAATATAAAAAACTTTTTAAAAATTCTAACATAAACAAAATAAATACTCTTGTTTTTCAAGATCCATTAATAAATAAAGAATTATTTAAAACATCAGGTTATGAATCAAAATATGATAAGATGTTTGATAAATTATCTAAAATTCAAAATAAAAAAATTACACCTGAAATACAAGAACAACTATTAAAAATAAAAAACGATTTAAATCAAAATTACAATTATGTAAAAGACATAATTAAAAATCCAAAAGAGTTAATTAAATATTTACCAGAAGATACAGATCCAAAATTTATAAATTATCTATCTAAAACACAAGGTGATAGAGTACAAAAAATAGATATTGATATACCTAAAGTTGGAGAAACATTTAAATCGGAAAATATATTTGTAGATATGTCTTCTGTAGATCCAAAATATATTTTAGGATACATTAATAATATAAATCCCAATGCAAAAAAATTTAAAGATTTAAGTTTAGCTGAACAAAAAATTTATAAAGATAATCTTTTATTACAAAATTCAAAAATCGTTTCTGACTTTTATAAAAAATCAGGTTACACTGGTGAAGAAGTTGAAGAAGTCAGAGAAGCTATAACAATGCCTTTTGCTGCAGGTGGCCGTGCAAGTTTTGAAAAAGGAACACCACCTAAGCAACCTTTGTTTAATAAAGGTGCTGCAAGTCAAATTGCAAAAATAGCTTTAGCCAATCCGGTTGGAGTATTAGGAACTACTTATTTATTAGGAGGTTCAGATGTATTTGATCCCAGAACATCAGAAGGAAGAGTAACATTAGCAGCAGAGGCTGCTTTTGCTCCTAGTTTAGTAAGAGGTAGTCAAGAAATAGTTAGACAAATGAGTCCCGAAAAAAGAAGAGTTGTTCAAAAACTTTTAAATTTAGGAGCGTCTCCATTAAAAGCTATAAAATATGCTAGAGCCCTTTCACCAATTGGTATAGCAACATTATTAGGTGAAGGTATTTACCAAGGCGGTAAATATATGTTGGAAAGAAAAAAAATGTTGGAGTCTTTAACTGATGAACAAAGAGATGATTTACTAAGAAAAGAAAAACAAGAAGCTGTTAAACAAAATTTAAGAGGAGATCCTGAAGCGTTTGAAGGAATCATGGCAGCTGATGGTGGATTAATTTCAAGGCAAGGTTTTGCAGACGGACCAGAAGATCCAAGTAAAAGAAAGTTTATGAAGATTGCAGGAGGTCTTGCATCATTACCAATTATTGGAAGATTTTTTGATGTAGCACAAGTTGCAGAAAAAGCTGCCCCTGCTGCAGTGGAAGCAATAAAAAATGCTCCGCCGCATTTCATAGGTTTAGTAAATAAAATTAGAGCACTTGGAAAAGTATTTCCAGGTTCAAAAGAGAGATCAGAAGTCTATAGATATGATGATTATGAAATGGATATTGATTATGATACAGGAACAATTGATATCACAAAAAATAAAGAAGGAATGTTTGGAGATGAAATAGCTCCAATGGAACAAGTTAAAATGACATACAGTCCAGGCGTGGCAGATGAGACAACGGGCGGTAAAGTAGCAGATCAATATGATGAATATACAGTAAGACCTGATGATGACGGAAAAATGAAAGATGTTGAAGATGGTGTTCCCGATGATGTAATAGATGAAGGAAGTATTTCTAAAGAAGAACTAGAACAATTAATTATAGAAAACATAAAGAAGGGTGAAAAGTAATGTATTCAAAAGGAAAGAAGAGTGGTCCACCCCCTGAGTCCGGACCCCTGCCTCAGGGCTTGAATATTAAGTACAATACTGTTACAACAGTCAAACAATCTGGAGAAAAAATAAATGGCCGATATAGACAAAGCGCTTCCAAACGAAGTCAGAAAAGAATTTGAAATACCTGGTGAAGAAGAGATTCAAGAACAGGTAGTTGAAGAAGTATCAGAGCAACAAGATGCTCCTGGTCCAGTTGAAGTTCAAGAAAACGAAGATGGTTCAGTTGATATTAATTTAGATCCTGCTGCAGCATCACCTGAAGGTGGTGACGAGCATTATGCAAATCTTGCAGACTTTTTACCTGAGGATGTTCTTGGAAGACTTGCATCTAACTTAACTAATAAATATCAAGAATATGTTTCAAGTAGAAAAGATTGGGAAAAAACTTATACACAAGGACTAGACCTTTTAGGTTTTAAATATGATAATAGAACAGAACCATTTAGTGGTGCATCAGGTGCAACTCACCCAGTATTAGCAGAAGCAGTTACACAGTTTCAAGCATTAGCTTATAAAGAATTACTTCCAGCAGATGGTCCAGTTAGAACACAAATCATTGGATTGCAAACTCCAGAAAAAGTTCAACAGGCATCACGTGTAAAAGATTTTATGAATTATCAAATCATGGATCAGATGAAAGAATACGAACCTGAGTTTGATTCTATGTTATTTCATTTACCTCTTTCAGGTAGTACATTTAAAAAAGTATACTACGATGAAATGGAACAAAGAGCGGTATCAAAGTTTGTTCCAGCAGATGATTTAATTGTTCCGTACACAGCTACCTCATTAGATGATGCGGAAGCAATTATTCATCGTGTAAAAATTTCAGAAAACGAATTACGAAAACAACAAGTTGCAGGTTTTTATAGAGACATTGATATTGGAAAACCTGGCGACAAAGAATCTGATGTAGAGAAAAAAGAGAGAGAATTAGAAGGCATGTCAAGAACTGCTAATGATGATGTCTTTACATTATTAGAGTGTCACGTTGATCTAGATATAGAAGGTTTTGAAGATACAGATCAAGAGACTGGTGAGCCGTCCGGAATTAAAATACCTTACATAGTAACTGTTGAAGAAAGCTCTGGTAAAATTCTTTCAATTAAAAGAAACTATGAAGTAGGTGATCCAAATAAAAACAAAGTAAATTATTTTGTACACTTTAAATTTTTACCAGGACTTGGTTTTTATGGTTTTGGTTTAATTCACATGATTGGTGGATTAAGTAGAACTGCAACTTCTGCATTAAGACAATTATTAGATGCAGGAACTTTATCTAATTTACCTGCTGGATTTAAAATGCGTGGTATTAGAATTAGAGATGACGCACAATCAATTCAACCTGGTGAGTTTAGAGATGTAGATGCACCTGGTGGTAATTTAAGAGATTCATTTATGATGTTACCATTTAAAGAACCAAGTCAAACATTACTTGCGCTTATGGGAGTTGTTGTTCAAGCAGGACAAAGATTTGCATCAATTGCTGATATGCAAGTTGGTGATGGTAATCAACAAGCAGCAGTTGGAACTACAGTTGCATTATTAGAACGTGGATCAAGAACAATGTCAGCTATTCACAAAAGAATTTACTCGGCTTTAAAGAATGAATTCAGACTTATGGCTAGAGTATTCAAGTTATATCTACCACAACAATATCCGTATGATGTAGTTGGGGGTCAAAGAATGATTATGCAATCAGATTTTGATGATAGAGTAGATATATTGCCAGTTGCTGACCCCAACATTTTTTCACAGACACAGCGTATATCCCTCGCGCAAACGGAACTCCAACTGGCACAATCAAATCCGCAAATGCATAATCTGTATCAAGCGTATAGAAATATGTATGAAGCGTTAGGTGTAAAAAATATTGATGGTATTTTAGTTAAACCTATGCAGCCAACACCAAAAGATCCGGCGTTAGAACACATTGATGCTTTAGGTGGAAG